GGGGCATTCAGTTCAAACTCTGGCGAAGACTTTGCGGCAATCATCCAAGAGTTTGCCGACATTGGGGGTTATCGACTTGAATGGCAACTGCTTAATACATCGTGGTTTTTACCCCAAAATAGAGAGCGGATATACCTTGTCGGATATTCTACAACCCCAAAGCGAGGTTGGCGAGGAGTTTTTCCTATCAGAGAAAGCGGTGAGCAAACTAATTTAAGGGGCATAAATGTAATAGCTACGTCTGAAAATGATGTGCAATCAAGGAGGGTATATGGCTCCGATGGAATAGCCAGAACTCTAACTTCGGGCGATTACAAATCACCAATGAGGGTTGAGGTAAAGCAAATCGGAACTCGACTTGATTCCAATGGAGGAACGCAGCCATACCAGCAGGACCGTGTGTACGATGCCGATGGTATTGTTCCTGCCCTTAATCAAGGCAAGAGCGATTTAATAATAAAAGCAGGCACTTGGAGAACTTACAAAGACGGACAAGGTTTTAGAGCAATACGAAATGGGAATGCTCCAACAATACCAGCCAGCGCAAGAGAGAATGGTAGTGGACAACCTGTAATTAAAATGAATTACGCAAGCAAGGCACTAACCGAACCTCACCACAACTCATTACGAATGTTTGACGACTATCGCATACGAAGATTGACCCCTATTGAGTGCGAACGCCTACAAGGGTTCCCAGACGACCATACGGCCTTTGGTAATTACGATGGAGAAGTTAAACCAGTAAGCAACAGCCAGCGATACAAACAATGCGGAAACGCAGTAACTGTTGACGTAGTGTTAGCCGTAGCTAAAAAATGCATACCTTTATTCAAATGAAAATAATTGAACTATTAGACGGAAGCACTTGGGATAGGGCAACCGTTACCGAAAAAATGATGGACGATTCGTTTTACTACGGCTACCTTTCAAAAGCCGCACTTTCGTCCTCGGCTTGTAAACTATTGCTCCAGTCGCCCAAGACGTACCACTACGTCACGAAGTATGGCCAAGAAGAATCCGATGCCTTCTCGGTAGGGCGTTTGGTTCACTTAATGGCCTTGGAACCGCACCGAGTTGAGGAGTACGACATTATTGACGTACAGAGCAAGAACACGAATATATGGAAGGAGGCCAAAGCAAAAGGCGGACAAATAATCACAAAGAAAGAATACAACGAAGCCAGGCGCATCGCAGATGCCCTGCTACGCAACGAATCCGTCCTCGGTTACATTCAAGGTTGCCAATTTGAGGTTCCCGCTATTGGAATGATAGAGGGCATACCTTTTAGAGCAAAGGCCGACATATTAGGCGACAACTTTATTGCAGATTTGAAGACAACTCAAGATTTGCGAGCTTGGCCGTTTTCAGCTCGAAAATATTGCTATGATATGCAAGCGTACATCTACACTCGCATCTTCGGCGTGCCGATTGATAAGTTTATATTTATTGCAATCGACAAGGCGAGCTTGGACGTGGGCATTTACACGGTTAGCCCTGCGTTTATTGAAGAAGGCGAGAAGAAGTTGCAAGAGGCGATTTCCATATACAAGGAGTTCTTTATGGGCGTGGAGGAGCCAGAGTTAGACAACTACACTATTGTTGGGCAGTTATGACCGATATAACCAAATGCACAGGCAGGGGATGCGACATTCGGGAAACTTGTTATCGATTCACAGCTCCTGCTGGTATGCTTCAATCCTACTTTATGACCTCGCCAATTAAAAAGGGCGAGTGTGAAATGTATTGGAACACCAACGAAAAATGAAAACACACATCCAAGAGCTAATCGCTTGCTACAAGACGTTAGACGAAATCACGGCTATAATTGAATCGGAGAATAGCGGCTTATCGCCAGAGCAGCGATTGAACGAGATTGAAACCACAATCAAAAACCTATTTCAAAACCTTTAACACCAACGGGAAATGAAAGCCATTATTGAATACAGTCTGCCAGAAGACCAGATAGAGTTCGACTTGGCAACATCCGCTTCTAAAATGCACTCGGTACTTTGGGATTTAGACCAATGGCTTCGTAGTAAAACCAAGTACGCACCAGATGGAACCTCGGAAGGTGAATTGAAAGCGTACTACGCCTGTCGTGAACAACTGCGGGAGTTAATGAATGACAACAATATAAATTTATGAGCTGCGCTAATTACACCTATGTAGAGGACGAGGAGGAGAAACGGCTCCGTATTATTATTCGTAACGGAAATTCTGGAGAACATTATGAAGAAGCACACGAAGATTTACCTCAAAGCGATGGGGTTAAGCCCTGTTGAGTTTATCCCTTGTGAGGTTTGCAACAGGCGAGCCGTGGAAATTCACCACATCGAGCCAAGGGGTATGGGTGGTAGCAAGACACGAGACGTAATCGAAAACCTAATGGCTCTATGCCGTGAATGCCACCACGAAGCCGACTTTGGTGTTGAGTTATCAAAGGACTTCTTGAAGGCCGTACATTTGAAAAAAATACCTCAATGATTCATATCGTTACCCCTTGCTCACGACCAGAGAACCTCGAACACTTGCGGGAGTCGATTCCTGCTGGTTGCACTTGGACGGTCTTTATGGACTACTCGACCAAAAAGAAAGAAGTACCGAAAGGGGTTAAGGTAGTACGGTCTAACCTTGGCGGGGCCTTTGGAAACCCGCTTCGCAATATGGCACTTGACTACCTGCAAGCGTCCGCAAGCGATAACGACTACATTTACATATTGGACGACGATAACATAATTCACCCGAACTGGTTTGAAGCCGTCAAGGATAGTAAGGAGGACTTTGTAAACTGGGGGCAAGTATTTCGCAACGGAGACCCACGCCTTCACGCTACCGAATCGCCCAGAGTAGGAACCATCGACACCGCCTCTTATATGGCTCGGCTTGGGTTTATCGGCAAAGCAAGATTCGAGTACAGATACGAAGCCGACGGACTGTTTGCACAGGAGCTAATGACAAGAAACCCAAAGATTAAGACGTACCAAGACTATCTTTGTTACTACAACTATTTAAGATGAGGCCAAGCGTACTTTGTATCGGTGACGAAAATTCTGGCGTGGTTTACCACCGTATCTACAAGCCCCTAACTCTACTCAAAGAGAAGGGGCTTATTGATTTTCAAATAATCAATTACAAGCAGGAGGTACAGCCCGACAACTGGGAGGGAATTACGCACGTTATATTTTCCAGAGCTGTTCCTTTTTCTGGCGAATCGTTCGCCAACTTCTTTGCCATTTGTAAGCAGTCGGGCAAGAAGGTTATCATTGATAACGACGACTGGTGGCACTTGGCGTTAGACCACCCCTCCAAAGTCACCTACGACAAAGCAGGACTTGAACACCGCATACGCAACTCTATGTATTTTGCGGACGAGGTATGGACAACGCAGAAGTATTTAGCCGATAAAATCAAGAAGCTAAATAAAAACGTAGTTATCATTCCCAACGGCCTCGACCCCGCAGACCCGCAATGGCAAATAACACGGGAGCCGTCAGACGAAATGCGCTTTGGTTACGTTGCAGGCATAAGCCACTTGCCAGACCTTGCGCAAAACAATATAGACCTCTCAACAGTTGAATCCTACGTTGCCGATATTGGTGGCTACGTTGAAGCAAGCCGAGCAAGATACAAGCTCCAAACAATGCCCCCGAACGAATACGGAGCAATGTACCAAGCTTTTGACGTTGCACTTGCTCCACTTATCCCAAGTGAGTTTAATCGCTGCAAATCGAATCTAAAAATGGTTGAGGCGGGATTCGCTGGTTGTGCGTTAATTATTAGTGACGTAGCACCATACGCCCAACACCTAACCAACAAGAATTGTATTAAGGTTGCCCATAAAGGCGACTGGAACAAAGCGATTAAACAACTCACCAAAGAGAAGGCGTTTGATATTGCAATGCAACTGCACGAGGATATGACAACCAGCTTCAATATACACGACTTTAACGATATTCGTTTAGAACGCCTGCTAAAATGAAACACTACCAAGATATAGACGGCTGGTTTAACCACGAAGCAGCATACGACTACCTAATATCCCAAATGCCAGAGGGAGGAACGTTTGTAGAGCTTGGTGCTTGGCTCGGCAAGTCCTCGGCCTACCTATGCGACAAAGCAACAGACAAACAAATAACAATCATTGATACTTGGAAGGGTTCACCAAACGAACTCAACACAACGCATAAGCTGGCAACAGAGGTAGACATCTACCAAATGTTCAAGGCCAATATGGGAGAACGCAAATACAAATCCATTAAGGCAACATCTAAAACCGCCTCCAAGAAGTTTGCAGACGAATCCTTGGACGTTGTGTTTATCGACCTAACGCATACCTACGAAGCCGTAAAGGAGGATATTGCTCTATGGCTACCAAAGGTAAAGAAAGGCGGATATTTAGCAGGAGACGACTACCACGAAAATTGGCAAGGAGTAATTCAAGCGGTGGACGAGTTACTACCGAATCGTATCTTGATTGACGACTGCTGGTTATATTGCAAGCAATGAGTTATTTAGAAAAAATCTAAATAGTACAAAAATGCCAAGAGGAAATCCAAACCTAGTTAAGGGAGTGAGCGGCAACCCGTCAGGGCGACCTGCGGGCATTCCGAATAAGAACACAGGCAAGATTCGAGAAGCATTCCAAAAGCTAATCGAGGACAACTTGGAGAATATGACCATCTGGTTAAGTGACGTTGCAGCGGAAGACCCGAAGGCGGCACTTGACCTATTGAGCAAGATGGCAGAGTACACCACGCCTAAACTGGCAAGAGTCGAAAACAAACACGAGGTCTCCGAGGAGTTAACCCAAATCAAGGTAGAAATTGTCCGTTCTGGAAATCAAGACAAGTGAACTGTTCGAGCGTAATTACGAAGCACCAACTCGTATCGTAGTTAACCAAGGAGGTTCTCGTTCTGGCAAGACCTATTCTCTATTGCAGATGCTAATCGTATTGGCTATGCAGGAGAAGGGAAAGGTCTTCTCTATTGTGCGTAAGTCGTTGCCGTCGCTTAAAATGACTGCTTACCGTGACTTTATGGAAATTCTGCGTAATATGAATCTTTACGACGAATCCAAGCACAACAAGAGCGACTTCACCTACTCACTAAACGGAAACCTATTTGAGTTCCTGTCGCTTGACCAACCGCAAAAGAAACGGGGAGCAAGACGTGATTATCTATTCTGCAATGAGGCAAACGAGCTTTCGTGGGAGGACTTCTTTCAGTTGCTTGTGCGTACAACGGGCAAGATATGGCTCGATTACAACCCGTCCGATTCGTTTCACTGGATTTACGATAAACTCTTAACAAGAGACGACGTAACGTACATTCAGTCGACATACAAGGACAACCCATTCCTCGACAAGTCGATTGTAGACGAAATAGAACGCCTACGAGATACGGACGAGGACTACTGGCGCATCTATGGCCTTGGTGAACGTGGAATGAGTCGTGCAACTATCTTTCAGTTCGGACAAGCTGAAATACCAACAGAAGCAAAACTTATATCCTATGGCCTTGACTTCGGTTACACCAACGACCCAACCGCACTCGTGGCCGTTTACCAGTTGGAAAACAACTTATACCTTGACGAACTCATTTACAGAACTGGACTCACGAACCGAGACATCCACGCCCATTTTCAGTCGTTCAATTTAGATAGGCGGGACGAAATCTTTGCTGATAGCGCAGAGCCAAAGTCCATCGACGAGCTGCACCGCTTTGGGTGGAACGTAAAGCCAACCGTAAAGGGAGCCGATTCGGTTAATGCTGGAATTGATATTCTCAAAAGACACAAGCTATTCGTAACGCCACGGAGCAGCAACCTAATAAAAGAACTACAGAATTACAAGTGGGTCGAAGACAAGAACGGAAACCTGCTTAATAAGCCGATAGACGCATTCAACCACGGAATAGACGCTGCACGTTATGCGGTAGCAAATAAGTTATCTAAACCTAACTACGGTCGCTATAACGTCCGTTGAGTTATTTATCTATGGAACTGAAATTAGTAGTACCTACGTCCTTGGACGAAATTACGTTGGAGCAATACCAACGCTTCGCCCGCATTGAAGGAGACGAGGAGTTTCGCCAAAAGAAGATGCTCGAAATCTTTTGCCAAGTTCCTTTCTCGGAGTTGCCAAAGGTTCGCCTCGTGGACGCTACCAACGTCCTTTCCGTATTAAGCAAGACGCTAAACCAAAAGCCAGACCTTACCAAGTTCTTTGAGTTGAAAGGAACGAAGTACGGATTCATTCCTGCACTTAATGATATTTCATTGGGTGAGTTTGTTGACCTTGACAACTATATGAAGGATTGGGCTACTATGCACCGTGCAATGGCCGTATTGTACCGACCAGTCACCAAGGAGAAAGGCGAACGCTACGACATCGAGGACTACACCCCAGACGAAGGCAGGGAGGAACTGTTTAAGCAGATGCCCGTATCGGTTGCCTTGGGTGCGATGGTTTTTTTTTATCGTTTAGGGAACGTATTAGCGCAACATACACTAAACTCTTTGGCGAAGGAAG